CTGGGCGCAGGAATAATAATAGCCTCCGTTTTTTTTATTATCTTACTTGTATTTCATTTGGTTGATATGACTATAAATCGAGACAAGTACCGGGTATAAATTCCAGTTTGTAGGGCAGAAAAACCTACCCTGCTTACCCTTTCACCGCATTTCTCGTCATCCTATAAATCTCCAGCCGTGACAGTGCTTTCGGACTATTGTTGGTCTGATTCACTGTGCGGCTGTTGTCATTGTAGTAGTTATTTACCACCGAGCCGTTTGCATCACGGCTCAAAACCGCACCGGAAATGCCGTCAAGCTGATACTGCAAATCGGAATCCATGGTCAGCTTCATTGCCTGTGCCACACCGCTTACAGCCTTTTCCACATACTTCTTGCTCTTGTCGATACCGTCTGCCAGTCCTTTCATAAAGTCCGGCATCCAACTCTCGTAATCTGTCAGAGGACCTTTGTCCGGGACGGAGAAGTGCAGGAAATCCCGAATGGTATCGGCAACATTGGTGACGCAGTCCGCCAGCCAGCCGATGGCACTCTGAATGCCATCAATGATTCCCTGAATGATGTCCCGTCCCCAGTTCCAGGCATCCGAAGCCAGTCCCTTGATATATCCCACAGCGGCATCGAATCCATTCTGAATGGTGGACTGGATACCACTGATCTTATCAGAAACCGCAGAACGGATGTTGTCCCAGATGCTGGACACCGTAGAAGAAATGCTCTGCATCACGTTGGAAATGGTGCTCTTGATGCTGTTCCAGATGTTAGATACCACCGATTGGATGGCGTTCAGAACATTGGAAACCGCAGAAGAAATCTGATTCCAGATGGAAGAAACCACATTCCAGATTGCTGACAAAACAGAAGAAATGAAACCAGATACCGCATTCCAAACCGTAGTCACCACATCTTGAATCGCTGTCAAAACCGTGGAAATTGTAGTAGAGATGGCATTCCAGATGGTTTCAAAGGTTGTTCGGATGCCCTCTAAAATGGGTGTTAAAAACGCCACGATTGCATTCCAAATGGCACTGATCTTCTCCGAGATCCAGTCCATCACTCTGCCCACAATGATCTGGATGGCTTCAAAAATCGTCTGAAACAGATAGCCAAATGCTGTGATTAGCGGTTCTAAGGTGGTGTAAATGGCATTCCAAACGGTCGTAATGACGTTATAAATTGCCTGAAAAACCGTAGAAACCACATTGTAAATGGCATTGAAAATCGTGCTGAAAAAGTTGTAGATCGCTGTAAAAATGGTGGTGAAGAAGTCACGAATTTCTGTAAATACGGCCGTTGCTACTGTCTGAATGGCAGTGACAATGGTGGTGAAGGTATTGGAAATAGACGTCCAAGTGTTGACGAAAAAGTCCCGGATTCCGGTAACGATTCCCGTGAAAAAGGAAGCAATGCTGTTCCATGTATCCACGAAAAATGTTTTGATGGAAGTCCAGACTTCGTTCCAGCTTGTTCCGAACCACCCCAATACCACATCTGCAATGCCTTTCAGGGTATTCATGATATTGCGGAACGTGTTGACAATGAAATTCCAGATAGACGTAAAAATACCCTTGATGCCGTCCCAGCACTGCTCCCAGTCACCAGTAAACAGACCAATCAGCACATCAAGTGAATTTAAGAAAATATCTGCAAATCCAGAGAAAATATTGGAGATATTCTGAAAGACGCCTTCAAAAATGGGAGCTAACAGATTGCACAGCCCGTCCCACGCTGCTTTCAGCACATCGGTGAAACTCTCAAAATCGAATCCCAGAGCATTTAACCGATCAGTGATGCCCTGTGTCAATCCGGTAAAGGTGCTTTTGATTTGTTCCCAGATGGCGATGATATTGCTTTTGAATTCGTCATTGGTTTTCCAGAGATGCATAAAGGCAGCCACCAGAGCGGCAACAGCTGCGATAATGGCGAGCAGCGGACCCAGCGACACGCCCAACGCTCCGGTAATGGCTCCAATGCCACTCTGCACAGCCGAGAAAAGGGCAGGCAGTTTGGACACTGCGGAAAAGACCGTCCCCACACTGGAGATGGTCTTTCCCAGCACCACCAGCATCGGACCCAGAGCAGCAGCCACCAGTGCAATTTTCGCAATGGTTTCTTTTGTCCGTGGGTCTAATTGGTTCAGCTTGTCCACCAGTTCCTGAATGCGGGAAACAATGGAGCGAATAGTGGGCATCAGAATGTCAGAAAATGAAATCGCCAGTTCTTCCAGCTGGGACTTCAAGATAGTCACCTGCCCGGCAAGGTTATCCTGCATGACCGCTGCCATTTTTTCGGTCGTACCATTGTAACCGTCTACTGTATCCGAACAGGTGTCAATGGCATTGGACAGTTTTTCAAAATCCGCTGGAGAACCGTTGATGATCGCCAGCATACCGGACATGGCCTCTTTGCCAAACAGTGAGGCAGCAGCCTGTGCCTGTTCTGCTTCGGAAAGTCCGCCCAATTTCTGACGGAGTTGTTCCATAAGTTCTCGTAAAGAGTACATCTTGCCGGAACTATCCGTCAGAGAAATGCCGTACTGTTCCATGGCAGATGCTACCGTGCCTGTCGGCTTTGCCAGATTGGTAATGGCAGCACGCAGTGCTGTACCAGCCTGTGAGGATTTGATACCGGCATTCGCCATCAAGCCGATGGCGATGGCAGAGTCTTCAGCAGAATAGCCCAAAGAACCCAGTACCGGAGCAGCATACTTGAAAGTTTCACCCATCATGCTGACATTGGTATTGGCATTGGAACTTGCAGCCGCCAGAATATCCGCAAAGTGTCCGCTGTCCGAAGCAGACAAACCGAAAGCGGTCAGAGCATCCGTGACAATGTCCGAAGTAGATGCCAAGTCCTCACCACTGGCGGCGGCAAGATTCATAATGCCTTCGATACCGCTGAGCATATCGTTGGTTTTCCAGCCTGCCATCGCCATGTAGTTCATAGCATCCGCAGCCTCACTTGCAGAGAACTTTGTTTTGCTGCCCATTTCACGGGCTTTTTCCCGGAGGGCATCCATCTCTGAACCGGTCGCACCGGACACAGCTGCCACCTTTGACATGGCGGAATCGAAATCCGCACCAGTTTTCACGGCAATGGTTCCCAGAGCCGTGACACCAGCTGTGACCGGCAGCAGCTTTTGTCCCACACCGGAAATTTTGTCCCCGGCCGACTGCAGTGTTTCACCCAGAACACCCATCTTTTCCAAGGCGGTGTGAGAATTGTTTGCTTCTGTGGTCAGGCGTTTCAGTTCGTTTTCGGTTTCGATGATTTCACGCTGTAGTGCATCATACTGCTGCTGGGAAATTTCGCCGTTTGCAAGAGCGGTGTTTGCCTGTTCTGCGGCAGTTTTTAGTACTTCCAGCTTTTCTTTGGTAGCTGTCACCGCATCGGCGAGGAGCTTGTGCTTCTGCGAGAGCAGTTCCGTGTTGGAAGGATCGAGTTTCAGCAGCTTCTGGACATCTTTCAGCTGTGTCTGCGTGCCTTTGATGTCTTTGTTGACACCTTCCAGTGCCTTGGACAGCTTGGTGGTATCGCCGCCGATTTCTACGGTGATGCCCTTGATTCTATTAGCCATACAATCTCACCCCCTTATCAAAATTTATCGAAGTCACTCTGATCCGCTAACATATGATATTTGTATTCGTCATTCTCCCGTTCGGTGAACATATCATTCACCAGACCAATGGTCAAAAAATCCAAATCGCTCATAGACAAGCCCAGCTGGACACACCGCAGCAAAAAAAGCGGTGTAGTCATCGGTCGGTCAATCGGGCGATGTTTTTTTTAGACTGAACCTGTGTTTCTACGTTCAAACCCCAAAGATTGATCAGTTGCGGCAAAATCTCATAAATACTGAACGTGTTAAACTGCTCCAGCCATTCGTCCGGCGATGCCGGAATGGCTGCATCGGCGTGTTTTGCCATGATATAAGCGATGTTCTCAAACACTTCAAGGCTTTCAATATCCAGTGCGGAGGATTCCTCTGTATTTTCTCCCACAGACTTTTGCAATGCTGCAAAATCCTGATAAATATCCCTGCGGAATTTCAGACGATATAGTCTGGGAACTGCCGCACTCGCCTTAAACGGCACATCAATCCCATCAATGGTGATGTTCTTCTGAATTGCCATACTGCACCCTCCTTACGCTTTCACAGATGCTGCGGATGCCTTACCACTCTGTACAGCGGCAGCCAGATTTGGCATATATACCGCCTTGTACCAGCTCTCATAAACCTCGGCATCCGTTTTCTCACAGGTTTTAGTTTTTACCAAACCACTGTTCAATGCCGTTGCGGTCAAAGACAGCGTTTCTGTTTTAACTTCCTTTTCGTCCTCAATGGTGCTGGATTCTGTTGCAGGACGAGAGGCAGAACAGCAAAACAGACAGTGACGAATTTTATTCTTATCGCCGCTGAATTCAAACAGCAGGGCAAACTGCGATACTTCTGCGGTATTGGTTTCCGTGAGAACGCCCTTTTCGTCCAGTTTCTCACCGAGAATGTCTGTCGCAAACTCAAGCGGAACCAATGCGATTTCAAGATCGCCGGTGTAACCAGAGTTATTGTTGATCACATAGTACACACCATCGTCAGCGTAAAAATTGGATGCTTCACCTTCTGCATCGATAGACAGCGACACTGCACCGGGAATGCGAACCGGTTTTGCAAAAGTCGGCACGCCTTCTTCATCATAAGAAGTGATTTTTGCATAGTGAACTTTGTTCAGACCGAATTTTACCTTGTTTTTCTCCATTGCCATATAGATCAAACCTCCATCTCATAGAGTACTTCATACAATTCTTCCGAATCAATGAATGTTTCTGTTTTTGTATAATAAATCTCGTGCTGGGAAAGCACTGTCTCCACCTGTTCTTCCAATTCCGGCTGCTTTTTGTCTGTGTACAATTCAATGTCCAGCTGTTTGCAACTGAAATATGCCAAATTATCCGCTGAAAATGTATTCTCTCCGGGAGATAAGAACAGCAAAAAAGGCGGTGCAGGGCTTTCGCCCTCGGCAAAATGATGGTAGGCGAAAGGCAGTCCCATTTCCTCCATCATTTCTGCGATTTGTTCGTAGGTCATGACAAAGCCCCCTCAATCAAATGCTCCAGCAACTGCACACCGTTTTCTTCCGCAGGAGCAATGTGCGGTTTGCCGGGTACACGCCCACCGCCACGCTTGGCATGGCCCTTTTCCAGAAGATGTGCCAGTTGATATCTGTTTTTAGAATGTACTGTCATCTCCAAAGAGTGACTGTTTTCGCCAGTCTTTTTGACAGTCCAGCTTTTTGAATACGCACCTGTTCGCTTTGGAGCGTTTGCAGATATTTTATCTTTTACAGACTTTGCAGTTTTTCGGACTGTCTTTTTCATTGCCTCATCTGCAAGATCAGCGTAGTCTGTCAGACCTTTCATAATCTCATCAGCCATTGCATCAACTGTAGTCATCGGAAGCACCTGCCTTTCGTATCTCACCCTCAATTTTCATGTAGTTGTTGTGGTCGTATAAGGAGGTAATTCCGGTGGCATTGTAAATGTTATTCCTGAAAAGAATACGGAAATTGGTGCTGTTGATGTTCAGCGATGCAGGACTTTGACGGACGAGAAATTCCAACTTCTGTACCTCTTTGGTTATTCCTGCATCCGTGGTTTCACTTGCTGTTTTTACAATCACCTTTGCCCATAAGGAAAATGTTTCTTCCCACTTGGTGATGTGATTTCCAATCTCATCAATAACAGTTCTATGCTCCAGAATGGTAATTCTCTGATTCAAAGTTCCGATTTCCATTACATCACACCCTCTCGCTGTGCAAACAAAATTGAACGAAGATTTAAGGTCAGCTTTTTGTAATCCGGATTACTCCTGTTTTCATAAAGATACCCAAGTGCGAAAAGCATTGCAGTCCGCACAGTATCTTCATTTTCAGCAAGTGCTGATTCGTCCATTCTGCCAACGTCCATTACCAGATTTTTTGCTGTGGAAAGCAGATTCTGAATCAGCCTGTCGTCCTCATCATAATCCACTCGCAGATAATTTTTCGTTTCTTTCAGCGTTATCATTTACATCACGCTTTCTTGATGGTGAGTGTTTTGATCGCTTCCGGTAGAATCAGCTTGCCGTCAAGTCTCTGACTTGCAAGGAAACCAACCTGACCTGTCATAGCAAAGAGTTCATTCAGTCTCTTGAAGGAACGTCCCTGTCTGTCAGCCACCCAATAATAACTAAAGTCGCCGAATGCCATGCACTTGTTGCCTGCCTTGATTTCCGGCACATAGCTGGATGTCTTGTAAGGACGATTCAGAATGGTATCCGGAACGCCAGCCTGCACAGACGGACTCCAGATGTAGTTTCCTGTGTTGTCCTTCAGTTTTCTGAGAGCCTTGACAGTGGAATCATTGAGTACCCACACCGCCTTCTTGCGGTACGGACTTCTGAGAGAGTAGAAAAGTTCCATCACATCATCAAATGTGATGCTTGCACCTGTGGTGGAAGTGCCGTCTTCCGCACCGCCTGTAGCATTAAAAATACCGGTCGGTTTGCCCTTGCCATCACCAACGAAGAAAGCCTCTTCTTCCTTCGCACCGATTCTTCTTGCAAACTCCTTTGCAATGTATGACGGCAAATCAAATACAGAATCGTTAAGGAGTTCTTCGGAAATCTTGATCGCTGTTCCAAGCTTATATGCGGAAAGCGATGCCTGTCCGAACGTATCATCAGAGAGAGAATACTGCTGTTCTTCGTCCATCCAGACAGCCTCGCCCTTGGAAGTCACAATCGGAATCTTGCGGTCGCCGTTGGAAGTTTTGATAACCGTTGCCATTTGACGGAAAATGCTCTCTTCCTCCAACGCCTCCACCAATTTTCGTTCGTGAGGTAGCAGTGTGCCGCCTTATCATCTTTCGATGACAGGTTTGCACAAAGCCCCTCCCAAACCGTGCTTACACCTCTCGATGTACACGGCTTTCCATTCATTATTGACATGTCATTTATTTTGTTCCCTGTGAATCTTTTTGAAGCATTTCGGGCAAACAATCAACGTTTTACGTCTCATGTGAAGCATTTTCTTGCCCCATTCCGTAGTGCTTTTCAGATTCTTCATTTTACCTGCATGATAAATACAGCAGGAATCACTATTATCACCACACAGCTCACATACCCCTGCGCTTAACCGCACATATTGTGACAGCTTTTTCGGGTCAAAGGATTTGTATTGCCATGGGTCTTTATCGGACATCAACTTACCGGCTTTGCAGTCAGCTAATGAGACAAGCTTTGCATATTTGATACCGCCTTTAACTTCATGGGGAATAGCCCATTTGCCATCATGACGATATTTTTGGATGATTTTTCTCGTTGTGCTGTTGCTTTTGCTTGCAAGCGTCTTTAGACAGCTATATTCCATAAGATAACGGAAATAATTCAGCTTATCATAATTCGCTGCTAAGCAGTAATAATTGCAAATGCCACGGATTTGTGCATTATACCTGTTCACAATATCCACTTCCGAAAGATGTCTTAATCTTGGAACGCAAACCGCCCAGATTTCTCCGTTTGGTTTTTGTTCTATGATGTCGTTTTTGAACAGGAACTGCATGATCTTATCTTCGAGAGGTACAGTTAATTCTACAGAGTTATTCAGCGTTCTTTGTTTAACACCGTTTGCCTTTTTCTTTATCTTCTGGCTTCGGCGTACCGCAACGTCATAACCAAGGAAACGTACTCGTTCAGCACTGTGTGTGATCTTTGTTTTCTCAGCACTCAACTCTAAATGGTACTGCGTTGATAGAAATTCTCTCAGAATCTCTTTAATTTCTTCACAGTCTTCTCTGCTTCCGCTGATTCCAATTAGAAAATCATCAGCATATCGGCAGTATACAAGCTTTTTATCGTCGGACATTCTTGCGGGCGTTTTCAATTTTTGATTGCACACCGCTTTATATTCCTTGATTGCAAGCTCACGTTCCTCACCTTTTACCCTGTCAATCTTCTTTTGAAGTGTCTGCCTTCTTTTCGCTAAATGAAGATATTCCGGTGTCTGGTGTCGTGTAGACTGCTTATCGAACTTTTCCTTGAGTTTCATGACTTTCCGGTCAAGCTCATGTAGGTATATATTTGCCAGAATAGGGGAAATGATTCCGCCCTGTGGTGTACCGGAGATTGTGGTATGATATTGAAAATCTTCCACATAACCTGCTTTCAGGAAAGCTCTGATAATATTGATAAATCTGCTGTCCTTGATTTTGACTTCTAACGTTTTAATAAGCACTGCGTGGTCTATATTGTCAAAGCAACCCTTGATGTCGCCTTCTATGAACCATTTTACAGAACGAAAATTTGTCTTTATCTGGTCGAGAGCTGTATGACAACTTCTCTCCGGTCTGAAACCATGTGACTGGTCATAAAATAACGGTTCATAGATTGCTTCCAGAAACATTCTAACCGCCTCTTGCAGAAGTTTATCTCGAAATGACGGAATACCCAGTGGGCGCATTTTTCCGTTCTGTTTCTTGATATATTCTCTGCGCACAGGCTTCGGTTTGTACTTTCCTGACCTCAATTCTTCAATCAGTTCATGCACATATTCAGCACTAAAACCGTCAGCAGTGTCGTTGTCACTTCCGGGAGTCATTGCTCCACTGTTTGCATATAATTTCTGGTAAGCTGCAAAATAAATGTCCTCTCTCAGAAGGTAGCGAAAGAGTCTTGTAAAGACTCCGTCGTGATGTTCCGAGGAACTTTTATTGACACGCTCCAAAATCTCCGATGTTGGATTCATGAGGATTCTCCTCCCTTTCATCTTCTTACTTTGGAATTAACAAACTGCTTCCCTTCGCCATGTAGTGGGCGTTATCCACCTCGGACTACTACGGAAGCTCCGTTGCCATATGGAATATTCAGTCTCGAATAGACATAGCCTTTCGGCATTTCCACTTAGGCAATCCCTGTTTAACGATGCTTATAGGCAAGTGATAACTGTCGGATATCATTTCGGTTTATCTCACGTGTTCTCACGCTTGCTTCATGACCTATAGCAGACACCATAACGAATTCAATATTATGGTGGGGTCATGAGAGTGGTTTCAGGATAATTTCCACACCCTCCCACGAAAAAGGAGCTAACCTTTGCTTTGGCAATCCAGCCTTATCCTTATGTTATCTTGTCATTGCAGGTACTACTCGCCTCATATCCTTTTGACGTTTCCTGCGTTTCTGCCGTGCTGTGTTCCCGTGTCCAGTTTCCTGTCATCGGTTAGGCAGATTGACAACCGCTCTGCTGTGCGGTGTAGAGCCTAATCTACTATAAACATCGCCTTTTACAGGCGCACAAACTCATCTGGCACAAGATAACCGCCCTCTGCATCTGTACCAATTTGCAAATCATCGTGGACATCGATCCAGTTGCGATTTCTGATACTGTTCCAGAAAGCCGTTTTGTAATTGTCGCTCGCTGTACCTGTCTTTTCCGTTACATTCGGAGTTGCAGGTTTGCCGAGAACAGGAGTGGAAGTTGCTTTGTTCATTTCTGCCTCAATTTCAGCCTGTCTTTCCAGACGCTGAATTTCTTTTCCGAGATCAACAATGGTCTTTTCCATTGCATCGTATGTTTTGGAATCTTCCTCGCTGAGCACGCCGTTTGCATTTCGCTTGCTATCAAGAAAATCACGGGCAGTGTCCCAAGCCTTCTTTCTCTTTTCTCTCAGTTCCTGAATTGTCATAGCCATAATCAATTCCTCCAATCAATATTTCAAAAGTGCCAGCCTTTTTTCAAGCTGGTCAATCGGTGTACCTGTAACGAATTCTGCTGATGCAGATACTTTGGATAAGAATGCAGATAGATTCCTTGACTTTGAATAGGTCATTGCAGTCAGTGTATCTTCTTTTTCCTCTTCATCCTGTTCTTTCTCTTTGGGAACAACAGGCATTTTCTTCTCTGCAAAGAGAATCCCGTCCACAAATCCCATTTCATGAGCCTTTTTCGCATTGAGCCATGTTTCATCGGACATCAGTTTTGCAATCTTGTTTCGGCTGAGATGAGATTTGGTTTCGTAGGTGTTGATAATGCTCTCTTTGACTTCATCCAGCAAGATGATAGCTTTTTCCATATCTGCCTTGTTTCCCATAGCACAAGTGCTGGGGTCGTGGATCATCATTAGGGCAGTCGGTGCAATCAAAGTTTCATCGCCTGCCATTGCCACAACCGATGCGGCAGAGGCAGCAATACCATCAATTTTTACGGTGACCTTGCCTTTATGATTTTTCAGCATAGAATAAATCTGACTTGCAGCGAACACATCGCCGCCCGGCGAGTTCAGCCAGACTGTCAAGTTTCCGCTGACTTTTGCGAGTTCATCACGGAACAAAGCAGGTGTCACTTCATCGCCCCACCAGGTGTCTTCTGAAATAGGGCCATTAAACAAAAGCTCTGTTTCTGATGTATCTTCATTTTGGATAAAGTTCCAGAATTTCTTCATTCGGTTTTCTCCTCCTTTTTTGGATTTGCAAATGCACCTGCATCAGCAAGTTTGGTGAAGCTGCCATTTACGAGGTACAGATTTCCGTCCTCTTCCTCAGAAAGCATATTCATATCTTCAAGTTCTCGGATGTCATTTGCCGACATCCAGCCGTTTTGTCTTGCGGTAGCATAGCCTTGCATACGGGAAGCATAATCGCCACGCAGAAGTCCGTCCACATTGAACTTCACGAAATACTTTCCTTTTTCAGAATCAGAAAGAAGTGCTTTCTGTAAAGACTGCTCCCAGCGGACAATCCATGGGTCAAGGCTGTATTTCACGAAATCCAAAGAGAGATGTTCCACATTAGAAAATGTGGCATGGTCAAGGTCGCCGATCATATGAAGCGGCACTCTGTACATTCTTGCAATCTCCTCAATCTGAAACTTTCTGGTTTCCAAAAACTGTGCTTCATTATTCGGAATTGCAATGGGGGTGAATTTCATGCCCTCTTCGAGGACTGCGACCTTGTGGGCATTTCTGCCACCGTAAGCCCTCTGCCAAGCATCACGCACACGTTCCGGATTTTTGATTACCCCGGGGTGTTCCAACACGCCACTTGGTGAAGCACCGTTTCCGAAAAACGATGCTCCATATTCCTCGCAGGCAATAGAAATGCCGATTGCATTTTTCGCAAGTGCAATCGGCGAATATCCAACCAGGTAGAGTAGGGAAAAGTCGCCTTGCAATATTTCTATTGTAGGTTTACTTATCCCTCTCCCCAAACCGTGCTTAC